ACGGATAGAGACTTGACCAGAAAGCGTAATCGCCTCCGCATTGGCCAGTTTATAGTACCTAAAATACTGATTACCGATTGCACCATAAGCAGAGTTGAGCGAAATCTTCTTAGCCATCTGGATATTATTACAACGGGCGATCTCTTTCTCCAGTGCCTTAGTAGGTGTTTTTTCATATGCTTGTTTTGCTTGAAGCATCTTCTTCTTGAAGATTACACGGTCACCATACATCTTCTCCATAAGTTCTGGCAGAAACCCACGGACATCTTTGCGGTACATTGCACCATTAGCACACACCGCATTATCTTTGAACATCTCAAAGTTTATCTCCTCATTAAGGATTCTATCAACTGTAGCCGTTGGGTGTCTTTCGTCGAGTAATGTCTCTGGCGAGATATTGTACTGCATAATAAGATGAGGATATAGGCTATTAAGGTCAAAAGACACCACCCAATCATACTTTCCCGGAATCGGTTCCTTGACATAGGCACCTGCGTACTTTTCGTTTTTATCAGACCTAATCTTAGGAGGGATAACAATATCCCTCTTCTTTAGATAGTTATAAATGATGTTATCCCACATGCGAACTTGATAGAATACATCTGCATAATTGACCTTAGCATCATATGCCATGGTCAATGCAAGTTCAATCAACTTCATCTTGTCTTCCAGACGGTCAACAAGTTCTACGTCAACGATGTTATATTCAATAAACTTCTGCCACCCCTTCGTATAAAAATCTTTAAAGGTGTCAAACTCAGAGTGATCAAGTTTCTTTTGACCCAGTTCTACCTCAGCAATATAGTCCAAACGATAAGACTCTTGTGCTTTATAAGTAAATTTTTTATACAGATCAAGATAGTCCAGTTGGGTCAATCCACCAACGTCAAAGACAATTTGCTTTCTACCCTGAATATAGATCTCTCCCTCAGTCACAAGACCCCAGTTAGAGAAACGTTTCATTAACTTTTCTCCAAGCACCCTATTGAGACGCTTGCAGATATATGGAATATCGAACATTTGGATATTCCAACCAGTTACTACGTCAGGAACATCCTGCATCCAATAACCGATGAAGTGATTTAAAAGTTCTTGTTCAGTGGGGCAATGATGGTAAGTTACATTTTTCTGTTTGTTGAGGAAAGGTCTTTGTCCCCAAGTAATAATCTGCTTGGTAGTGTAGTCTTGAATTGTAATCGCAAGAATTTGTTCTGCCGCAGATTCTACATCAGGAAATCCATATTCAGCAGTTGTCTCGATATCAAGAGTTACCAGTTTAATTTGATTAATGTCAAACTTAATTTCATTCTCTGGATACTTTTCAGAGATGTATTGATAGATGTATCTGTCATTGCCATAGATGGCAAATCCATCTACTTCATCATACTTTTTATAAAACTCACGACAATCCCGGACACTTCCGGGTTTGATGGGCTCTACCAATTCTCCACTTAATGTTCTATACTTAGAATTCTTCTTTGTTTTTACAAATAATGTTGGACAAAATTCATCACGATACTCATATCTTTGTCCATTATCAACGCCACGAACTAGAACTTGATTTCCAATTAATTGAACATTAGTGTAAAATTTCATTCATCCTCATCATTAAAAAATGAACCATACTGACCATTGCTGCCAGGTTCTCTATTATCCAACATATCCATGATTTCGTCAAACTTTTTAGTTTGCTCCATGCTCATGAGAATCTCAGATAGTTGTTTTACAACTAATGGTTTTTCGTTCACTGCAGCAGATTTGATTGCTGCTCTCATGTGAGATTCTGCATCACACAAATGCTCAAGTGTATTTTTAGATAATGCCATTAAATTTGACCTTTGTAACTATCAAGAATTTGTTGTGTAGGTTCAGTAAGAGTTAAAATTTTATCAGAACTCATCATAAAAGTATCATCAGGAGTAAAACCCTCTAACCAACGGGTTAGAAACAGTTTACCATCTTCTTCTAAAATTACCTCATATGGTTTGGTCAGTTTACAATCTGGTTCGCCAATGTCGGCTCCTACTTGATCAACCTGCGAGATCAACTTTGACTGGTTTGTCAGGACTATCAGTTTGATTATCTTCTCTTGTTGTTCCATCTTTCTTGTAATTTACGATGTCAGTAATGTACATTTGCTTAAGTTTGACCACAGGGTCAACCATTGTAATAATCCAGTCAGCAACAACAGGAATGGTTTCTTCTACAGCAAGAGGCATCCATGGAAATAGAGATACTTCGTATCCTGCTTTCTTTCTTGGTCCTTCACTCTGTTCAGTAAGAAGTTCTGGTTGGCGCATCTTGACTACGCAAGGTTTATTTAGAAAGTATCCAACAACTCTCTTATCATCTTCCTCACCAACAGTCATCTCACTAACATCAGCGATGATGTCTTCACCAGACTTCAGCAGCATTAATTTAATGGTCATGATTCTACTTTTGATTCTTGTTTGACTTTTTGTTTTTCGACTTTGACTTCTGTAGGAAGTTCTGGAATAGGACGATACTTACGATAACGTACTGTTTCATAAGTTTCAAAAACTTCTTCGGGATTACCGTAACAAGTTTTTTTCCTAACCTCTACGACTTCATCATAAGGATCTGATTTTACATCAGGCCATTGATTGTGTGCGTTCTCAGTAACCTTACGACTGATTACTTCATAATCAATACCATCACCTGAGACGGGTAGGACAACATCGACGTACTCTTTCTTCTTGGGTGCCATGAGACGTTTCAACTTCAGTAGTATTCTACCAAGAAAAAAGAGGGGCGTCAACTGGATTTTGCCAGTTGCCCCTCTGCGGCGACGATATTTAACAAGGTAGCCGCAACTATTTAGAACCAATCTTTCCTTTGATGGTATTCTGGAACAATTCTTCCCAGAACAATACTCAGCAACCCATCCTCAAATTCAACTGATCTAACTTCCGTTTCATCACTGAGGGTCCAAGATCTGGTGAAAGATCTTTGAGCCACTCCTCGGTGGACATATGTTGTGTTGCTTTCTTTGTCTTCTTTTTGTCCTTCGACAAAGAGTTTTCCATCTTGTGTGTAGACATTAACTTCTGCTTTTCTAAATCCTGCTAGTGCTAATTCTAGTCTTGATTCTACGTTACTAACCGTGACTAGATTATATGGGGGATAATTCGACGTTGTTTCGTGTAAGTCGAATACCCTATTTAGGTATTCATTCATACCAATACTATTCTTTGAGATCTTATCCAAAAGCTCAGGAAGATCTGACGCAGTAAACCGTGCGAGATTAGTCATTTGTACTTCTCCTTATTAAAGCGAGATTAGATTGTGTGGTCCCCGAAGGCAACCACATATATTTATAGCACGGAATATAAAAAAACGGGGTAGTGAACCCCGTAGTTTTTTGTTCGGTTATCAGTCCTCAGAATCTTCGTCCTTAGGTGTGCCATGGATAGGATCTTCCTTCCACTTCTTCCATTGAGAATTATCTTTCTCCATACCGATAGATGGATAGTTAAGCATCTTCATCTTACACAGAACATTGTAGTTCTTGATAACGTTTTCAAGAATCAAAACATCCATTTGAGGACCAGCAGTTTTTAGAATGTAATCAGCAACTGTAAGATTGGGAAGAAGTTCATTCAGATAGTAAAGGAATCCTTCACGCTTCTTACCATCTCCCAAATAGTTATCAACAAAGTGGTGGGTTGCAGCAAGACCAAGGATCATACCACCATTAAGAGGTGAATTCCAACTGTTGTCATCTGCTGCATTGTGAACTTTGTACAGATCAATTGCAGTCTTGGTGAGAGTATTACCGTACTTAGTGATGGAAACTTTCAGTTTGTCATAACCATGAACGGCGTTGCTGCCATCATCGGGAGCACCGATACCCTCAACATGAACATTGAGACTTTGGAAACTCTCTTCAAGAGCGGTAGCATACTTAGCACCTTGAGCAATATCAGAACGCAGTTTTGCAACTGCACTTACAGTGTTCCTCAAAGAGTTGAAACGCTTGAAGTATGCCGCTTCTGCTTTCTCGCACTGAAAAATGGTGAAGTCAGCGGGGTGGTATTGAATCTGACAAGGCAGTTCAAAGTTCTCTTGATCCTCAACATAAGTTGCTGCAAGGACTGTAGTGTGCTGTCCATCGACAACCATCTTGTCACCGTTTGGACGTTGAAAGACCGAGAGAGGCTTAACAAGAAGGGGGTCAAACTCCTTCGCTTTCTTGATAAACCCAAGGTTAATCAACCTCTGATACTTGGGATCAACCTTAAGGTCTTTAATGGGAACGTATACAACTTCCAAGAATTGTTTACGTTCAACTTTCTTTCTTATTCCTGAAATACCTTGTTTGATAAATCCTTCTACAAGGGACAGGACATTCATAACCGCTTCAAGCGGTTGAGTGAGATTTGCCATGGATATTCTCCGTAGTGTTTTTGTAGTTCCTAGCAGTGTTGCATACCTTACGGAACTGGTTTATTTATAGCATAAAAAAATCTCTTTGTCAACTACTGACAAAGAGATTACGGGTTTCCGACTTTTGAAGCGACCGCACGAAAGATCGCATGTTTATTTATTCGGTTTCCTGGGGTTTGGTCTTCTTACCAATGTTGTACTTCTGCTCAAGAATCCAATCTCCCTTGTCCTTATATGCCAGGACTTTGATTTGATTAAGAGGGGCAATGTCAGAGACGGCATCTGGTTTCACAACAGAAATCAATCCCCAATCTGCTAAGAGACGAGTAATTCGATTGCGACGTTGTACATCATTCAATGTAAGGTTTGCATGTTTGCCATCCAAAGCAAACAGTTCCTTAAAATGTACAATAAAGTATCTTCCCTGCTTATGAAGAATGTGGCAGGATTGATAGAGTTTCTTTTCCTTCCGTGATGCAACTCCAATGCGCGTCAGTGTTTCACGGACTTTGAGAAAATCATCTGGTTCATTAAGCATAACCTCTACCATTTGGTCTTGTGACCATTCAACAGTAGGTTCAACTGTAGAAGTCATTTTGTGCCTCCAATATCAAGTCGTTGTTTAATAAAGTTAATCTGTTCTTTAGTCAGAATTTTCAGAGCTTGTGATGCCTTCTCATTACTATAACCATAGTATTCTTTGACACATTCGAGATCCGTGACTTTATCCTTACGGAGCCAGGGAGAAAATCTCTTCTTTTTCCTCAGGCTATTTAGATAAAAAGAATATTGCATATCTTTATCCAAGTGAGAATTTTTGTTCATCTCATTAGCAAACATGACACAATCAAGGTGCCCAGACAAACAACGATTAATGATATATGGAGGGTAAGAGCTAATGTTCTCACTTAGATCCTCCTTGTTGAAGTTAATTGAATTTAACCAGTCTTTTAATTCCATTATCTAATAATTTCCAAATCAACACCAGGTTCCCAGATCTCAAGTTGAGTTCTCAGTCGATCTTGAGACTTTAGTTTTTCATACCTCTTAGTTGCTTTC